GCTATCTTATATATCCCTGTTGTTATTCCCGATGCGGATGCTGTTACACTAACACCTCCCGATGCTGCAACAAAGTCAAACCCTGTTCCTGCGGTATTTATTTCAAAAGACAATAAGTTACTGCCATCCACACGAAGATTTACAATGCGCCTTGCAACGCTTGATGCAAAAGCCCTCACATCCACCTCCGCATAAATCGTCCCCTCGGTCTGCCCGATGCAACCGCTGACTGCGCCTGATAGGCTTATCACGTCTGCGTTGCGGGTTACGCTTGTGGTGGTGGTGGGGATGTAGGAGGTTGCTACCGAGCCTGTTTCGAGTTGTGCGCCCCATACAAATAAGCGATTAGCAGATGCTGGCGTGAATTGAACTGTTCCTAAATAATCACCCGATACAAATGTTTGATAGATACCTATTTGAAAAGTTTGTGAATTTGTTGCAGTATGCGTTGCGGTTAATTTATAGTAATTATTTCCAAAAGATGAAATAGTTCCTGAAATTGCACCTATTTGCCCTTCAATAGTTCCATTTGATAAATTAAAAAAGACACCTACACCTAAACTGCCGTTTGCAATGAAAAATTTTGTGGCGGTATCTGCTTTGACAAAAATTGACGCTGTTGCTATTGTGCCTGAAGGCCATCGAGAAAATTGATTGCAAATATGCGCTCCCGAAACTAATGATAAAGTAAGGGATTCAGCCGTTAAATTTCCATCAGGAGCAACAAATTCTGTCGTTGTACCAGTGCTTGCGGTTAAGCCTGTTTTAGACCAACTTGCATTGTCAAACTCCTCACTCCTTAAAAGCAAATTACTCCCACTCGGCTCAACAAGCAACGCAGGGCAGCCAGCCGTTCCACCGCTGGTGTAGTAATCCAACCTCGGAATACCCGAAGCCACGCTCTCTATTAACCCACTCGCATTCACCCTCGTTGCCGTAGTTGCACGGGTTACATTGAAGTCGCCCGATGCACCAAGAACCAAACCACCCGATGTGGTCGCAACAGGGGTGTAGAGTTTGCCTGTCTTAAAGCGTGCAGGTACTAAAATCAGCGATGGTGTCGGCATTGTTAGAAGTTGTAGATTGCAGCAAAGCGATTGAACAGGCATCCATCCACGGCAGCCTCGGCAGCGGTTGCTCCGTCAGTGGTTGCCCTTGCGTTGAACAAGGCCCAAACTCCAGCAGCGACTCCGCCTTGGAGCATTGATGTCGGGTAGCCGTAGCCGTAGCCGATGATCATTAGAGGAAGGTATAACCGATGACTGAACCTGCGCTTGGAGTAACGGCTGTAATCTTGCCTCCGTTGCGTCCTGAAATCACGATACCAGCGGACACGGACTTGCCGCTCAAAGCGTAAGCGGTCAGCAGGTCTTCGCCTCCAGAACCCGTGAGGGTCGTAAAGGTAGCGGCAGCATTCACCACGATGAAGTCAAAGTTTTGGCCCGATACCGCAGCGTCCACGAATCGCATGGAACCGCCCTGTCCGAGCATTTGTTGTAAGATTGGAGTTGGCATATTTCTGCTTTAGGGTAAATGTATTTTAGGAGGGAATTTCACAAACGGAGTGCGAATACGGCAGTTGGAACGACATCGTGGCCACCCACCCCGCCGTGCGGTCATCTCGGCTCTCTACAAACCTCGTAAGCGATACGGAGGTACTTAGGGTCCACTCTTGCGTCGGGTCGTTTGTAAGGCTTGAAATGAAGTCCTGAGCGATTTGCAGTTGGTCGCTCAAAACCTCGTCTTCGTTGTCTTGCCAACCCAGCGTCGGACTGCCCGAAACCACGCCACCCATCGTGGCAATGGATTCAACTCTGTCAGAAAAATAGACCCCCACAGTAAGGTTGAGAGTACCCAAGTCAGTAGTCGCTGACTGCACATCCGCAAATACGAGCGGATAGACGATTCGCTCACGGCTTGGGGTGCGAAGGTTTATCGTGTTGTCCGTTCCGATTGCAAGCGGGTCGCCCGTCCCGAAGGAGTTTACCTGGGGATGGGCATTTGCAAGCGCAAGGAGTGCTTGCTTGATTTTTATCCAAGACATAGGCTTGTAGTTTCAAAATGTTTTTTGCGTGTGCGCCCATAGGGTTCAACAGTTATTGCAATAGGGGTCATATCCGTAAGGCCAAGGGCGGTCCAAGCCAGCACCACGGCGCAGGGTTCTTGCATCCAAGGCCATGCCCGTGTTGTAGTTGGTGCCGTTGGGATAAATAGTATCAAGAGCCGATGGCGGTGAGTTGAACAAGGGGTAGTCGGTGCGGTTCTCCATGAGGTAGCGGGTGATGCGCTCGGAGTACCACTCGGCATCGTTCTTCACTTTGTCCGTCAAGCGGGTGATTTCGTCCATGGACATTTGGGAAGATTCCTCGCTGGTTCTGCGGACCATTCCCTTGTTCATGTATTTGAAGGCAAGCACCATGGGCAACTCGTAGTAGAGCCATTGCACCATGGCGGGTTGGATGTAGTCCTCCAGTAGGGTGGTGTTGAGTGCAGAAGTCGTGCCGCTGACCACCTGCGTCACCATTTCCGAGTACAAGGCCGATCCGACTATTGGTTGGATCCGCATCTCCTGCACCTTGACGATCGTAGGCCGTATCTGCGTGAACGATACATTCTCGTTTATGACGCTATTGTCCAGCAGGGTTTGTTCGCTGATAAAGAGTGCCTTCATGCCTTTGTGATTTTATTGCCTTTGCGGATGACGATTTGCTGCTCCCATACATGGCGGCATTGGGGGCGATTCACTCCGCTGGCGGTATGGTACCATCCACCTCGGCGATTCCATACGGAGTAGCCCATGATGTTGCTAATGCCGTTGATGTCCTCCCGTGTATAGACCTTCCCTTGGTCGGCCAAGTCCAGCATGACCTTGCAGAACTCACGGCTGGTCCGTTTGTCTTTGTTGCTGAACCCTGCGGCCCATGCGTATTTGTAGCGGACCTCAAGCACGGGTTCTGCGACCTCCTTGATGTTCTTGGGCAGGTTCTGCTCTGCAATTTGGTCCACGGCACGGGCGATGGGGTAGCGGTCTTTTGTGATTAGGTAAGCCACCCGCTTGGCGACCTTGGCCTTGCTCACCCCGAACTCCTTGGCCATTTCTTCCACGCTTGCGTCACGGTTCTTCTTGCGGTAGGCCTCAATTTTTTTGTCCAACTCTTTCTCTTCCCCCCCAAGTTCAGCAAATGCTTGACGCACTTGGTCGTCTAAATCGGCATCAAAGCGCATAGGCTTGCTGTGCATGACAACATACTCGTCCGCATTGCTTCCAAACTTACTTGCAACGACCTCCAAGACCTTAAATTCCTCGTCCCCCCATCCGTAGTCCTCGTTGTCTTCTTCGCCCCATGTAGGCTCGGAAAACGCCTGCTCTTGCACTCCGAGCAGGGTGTTGACCTCTTCAGGGGTCAAGCCGAAACCAGCGGATAGCATCGTGCGAGCCATCTCCAAGGTGATTTTGTCTTGGGCGTAGTGCCGAACGATACGCATGAGGTTTTGGTACTCACGGCCCGACAACTTCTTGATGTTGTCGTTGGAAAGTTGTGCAGGTGTTTGCGGTTGCTCGTCGGGTTGGGGATTCGGTCCAACCACATCGGCGGGTTGCTTTTCCAAGGCAGGGAGGCCCGCTTTCTCACGGAGTTCTTCGGGGGTCATTATTTGCAGCAGGGCGGCTTCGGATAGTCGCTCGGTGATTGGCTCCACAGGAATCAGTTCCATCCCTTCCACGCCATTGAACGAACCCAAATAGTTAATCATCCGCTCCACCTTGCGAACTCGGTCGTTCACATAGGTAGCCTTGAATAGTTCGTAAGCCTCCACCAATTCTTGCCTGCCGCCAAGTTGCCCTTCGGTCTTCACGCCGAATAGCATGGGGTTCACCACACGGTGCGAGATAAAGATTTCGGACTGGATGGCCTTGTTTAGAATCTCAAACTGCTTGTCCATATCCGATGGAGTGAGCGGTTCCAATGTCGGAGCCTTGGACACATCGTCATTAAAGGTCACAACAAAGCGACCTGCATTGTCGGTCCCGCTGAACTTGCGCTTGATTTGACGCTCAATGTCGCCCTGTTCTTCAGGTGTTGGGATGCCGTTGTTGAAGTTGATTAAATACCCGCCCCAAAAATTGTTGCGGAGGTTGTTGTTGTGAAAATTGGCTACCTGCACATCGGCTTCAATCCAAGCCAAGCCGCCCATGTATTCGGGCAGGGGATAGGACTTCACGCCCGCAGCATACACTCGATAGTAGAACAGTTGCTTGCCGATGCGGTTGTCTGCATCAAAGGCGGGGATTTTCTCGATATCTCCGATTTTCGGGTAGAGTTGCACCATGTCGTCGTTGTACCAATCGGCCACCTGGAACATCCGCTCTTCTTTGTCCACTCGGATTTTCTCGAAGGGGATATGCTCCATTTTCGCAATGGTTCCCATCTTGTTCCAAGTGACGGCAACCGCAAACCCGTTGAATATTTCCAAGTCAAGGACAAGTTTTTCGGTGATGTCATTCAAGTCATCATGCTCGGACAAACCATCAAAAAACTTGGCATACCTGGCCTGCTGCTCCACGGTCATTTTTTCACCTGGTTGCCATCCACCGCCCACGATGTAGTTCACTTTGCCGTTGACGATGGCGTTGTGCTTGCTGCTTCGGCGGTAGTTGTCCAGCAGGTAGTAGGGGTATTCGTTGAACGCCCCGTAGGTGATGTATTTGCCCGCCTTGTTTTCGAGCATCACGGGGACTTTATGCTCAATCCCAAGCCATTGGGTGAATGATTGCTTTATACTGCTCATAGCGTGTGGACTGTAAAGGATAGGGCCGAAATTGCAATACTTGCAGCATCGTTGACGGCGTTGATGTAAATGGTAAACTCGTCATTTACTGCACCTTGCAGAACAGTTTCGGTAAACACCGCATGGCCGTTGGTGTGGCCCGTGGTGATGTCGGTCATACTCTGCTCAATAGGTGTTCCGTTCTTGGCGATATAGACCTTGATTTGGTTGCCGTTGCCTTGGGCCAAGACCATGCTGGCCGATATCCGCAATGCTGCACTCGTCGTCCCCGTGTAGGTGATGGCGGTGGTGGTCCGTGAAAAGTTGTAAGTAGTCAGCAGTCCCGATTTGAGCGGGGTCGTCAACTTGACGGCACTCCCTTGGGTGGGGGCAAAGTTCTTCACCTCGTCAAGGTAAAGGTTCGCCACGCCCCGCTCTCGGTCCAAGGTGGCGGTATCGGCAAGGTCGTCGAATAGTCCACCCACACGGGCGGCGGTGTTCGCTCCTGCGGCGGTTTCGTTCGTGATGGTTGCGGCACTCGTCTGCAACTGGCTTCGGGTTTGTACGCTCATGCGAAGGATTGGTCAAAGGTGGAATCAAACACCCGCTCATCGGATGCCCCGAAGACGGTGTACTGGATGGAATTTGCGAAGGTGTTAAATGTCAGCGAAACTATTTGTACATACGCCAAGCCCGTCTCAACCACCGCAACGGCTGCGCTAACCGTGCTACTGGTATCGTAAACTTCATAACGATACGACCCCGTTTCAAGAGAGCCGACAACGATGGAAAATTTGTCATAGCGTTCGGTGTAGTTGGAAAGGTTGGCCGATTTCAGCAGGGTGAAGTCGGTCGTGGAGTTCTTGGCGATGTTGGTCAGCCGCAAGATATAGCGGTCGCCCGAAGATGCCCGCTGCGTCCAAGTGACGACGATGGTATTGGTGGTGTTGGGGGATAGGTAAATCACTCTACCCCTAAATGTAGGATGCGCCCGAATTTCACAATTTGCGCCCGATACTGCGGTAGAGTTCGGCCCTGCGCTCGGCGGTCTTGCTGATGTCAAACCGCTCCCTCACATCCTTGGACAACTGCACGGCCAAGGAGCGAGCGTAGTCAGGTTCGTTCACGAATTTCCTGACCGCCTTGTACCATGCATCTTTCTTGCCGTAGGGGATGACCAGCCCGTTGTGGCCGTGGACGAGAATGTCCGTATAGGGGATGGTTTCGGATGCGATGATAGCCTTGCCCATCCAGCCTGCCTCAACCACTTTCAGTTCGCTTTTGAGGCGGTTGAACTTGGTATCACGCAAGGGTGCGATGGTTGCGTTGATGAAGTTGTACCCGCCCACATAGGAATAGATGTCAGCGGCTTGGATGCGTCCGTAGTTCTTATTCACCCCCCTGCAGGAAAGCATCCGCTCGTAATCGTCGTAAACAGGGTTGTTGTCGTTCCACCCGCCAAGGTAGATTTTGTATCTCCCATCCAGCGACTTGTCGTGGGCAAGCAGGCCGAACGAATGCTCAACGAGTGCGATATCTTCCTGATGCTGCGCCCCTCCAAACCATCCGATTTTAAACAGGTGCGGTTCGGGTTCAGCCGTCGTGTCGGGCAAGTACTGCTGATATGCTTCGTACGGCTCGTTCGGCAGGATGGTCACCGCTTTGTTGAGCAGGCGAATCTTCTGCGCCAAGTGTTCGGTCGTGGTGGTCACATGGTCCGCCAAGCGGATGTGTTCACGGATTTGCTCATCCAACTTGGTGGACAAATAGTGCCGATACATGATATGCCCGCTCTCCAGCACCCAGTAGTCGTCGAGGTCCAAGATGACCTTGGCGCCAAAGGCCGTGAGAGCCTTGTAAACATTGCGAATTTGGT